CGAGCAATATCCGCAATGACCGACTTCGCCATATCAGAGAACGACAGTTTTCCGGTCGTGACAAACTGCACCCATGCATCTTCCAGTCCTGACGTAACAGTCGTGAAAACGGTTTCCATTTGGCCGGCATGGTCAGCTGCGCTATCGGAATAGTTCTGTACGGCCCGATTGAACCCATTGACCCACTTACCGCGCTCTTCGGCTTCACGCTTGTAGTAGTCATCGGCCAAGATCAGGGCCTGACCGTACATATAGCGATACGATTCAAGTTGTTTGGTAAACGATTCGTCCCGCGCCTTGCCGTTGTAGCTGTTTTCCAGATCGCGCACATTCTGCAAGTAGTCGTCCGCAGCAGAGTTTTGGCGGTCGGCCAGCCCACGCCCACGGTCGCCCATTCCAATCGCATCAAGCGAGCGCTGGTCATTCTGTTTCAGCGTGTCGACGTAGCGCTGCGCCGAGGCCTGAGCATCGCTAATGGCCTTGCTCGTTGCCTTCCAGCCGTCAGCCTGATCTTTATTGATCTCGGCCATAGCGACGCGGTTCTGATTTAGCAACTTGCCGCGCTCGGCCTCCAAGTCAAGCACTTTCTGACGGTTATCGTCGTTGTCGACCTGTTTCAGCAGGGCGATCTCGGCGTTAATTCCATTGATCCGGGCGTTGGTCAGTTCCGTGGTCAGGGACTTGCGGGTCGCGTAATACTGCGCATCATCCTTGCCGCGCAGCTCGTTCATGCGCAGATCGGTCTGCAATTGATCCTGTTTGGCGTCCGATTCCCGCTTGATCTGAGTGAGGCGGAAAGCTGTCAGCTTCTCGGCGCGACCCTTTTCCCCTTCCTCGACTGCCCGTTGATCTGGAGTGCCGGCCATGCCAGCAAAGCGATCAGCAGCGTCCTTGGTGTTCCATTGGAAATGCAGATGATCGCCAGTCGCTCCGTTCTGCCCGGCCTTCTCGAATTGAGCGAAAAAATCTTTGCTCTTTACAAAGCCAAGGCCGGTCAAATAATCCGTAATCTCTTTGACAGACTGCGGGCCATTCGCGCTACCGGTCAGGGAAGCGTCAAACGCCAGACCTGCCGTGTGCTTAGAGTTGGGACGATTGGCTTGGTGATAGTTGTCATTGAATGCAGCGAAATGCTTCAATGACGATCCGAGCGTATTCTGCAAGACTTGAGCAATCGCGAACGTTCCGGCATTAGTAGCCCCGCCACCAGTTGCTTGGCTGCCTTTGATCCGTAAGCCGGCAGCGCTGGCTGGCACATTGACGCCGCCAAATGCCGACGCCGGCGCACTGGCCACCTTGATGTATTCAGCGAAGGCCTTTGCTGACTTCATGAACCCAGCCGCGGTGGTATCGCCCAGCGCCCGTTGCCAATTATTCAGAGCCTGGGTTACCCGAACCTGCTTATTCAGCATTTGCTCTTTTTGGACCAGAAGCTTGTATTCTTCGCGCAATGCCCGGACGGCCGAATCGTTGCCATCCTCGGTCGCCTTCTTTATTTCGTCCAATTTGTCCTTCTGCGCACCCAGAATGCCGACGTATTCGACCTGATCCTGGGATATGCCATCCAGCTGAGCAGCCTTGTATTTAGCCAGCGCGGTAGCGGACATGCCATACGTGTCGACTTGCTCCCGCAGTTTTTCGGTCATTTCTGAATATTTCTTCAATATGGCTTCGGTTGGACCAACCTGACCACGGAATGATGACGTGAGCTTATTGTTTGCCGATGTGAGCTTGTCAGTTCGACCGGTCATGAAGTCAAGCTCATTGCTAAGACGACGTTTCCCGGATATCGCATCAATCACGGCCGTGGCGTTTTCAGTTAACGCGCGGCGGTTCGAGTCAATGATCTTGTTGCTATCAGCAAATTTGGCAATTAACGATGCAACACGATCGCCAAGCTGGTCAGACGAAAGACTGGTATCTGCTATAGCGGACTCAATCTCAGCAAACAGCTTTTTGCCATCTTCAAGAGTTGCCCAGCCGCCAAACCCGAATTCGTTCGCCCCTGCCGATGTAGTGGAGTCACGCAACGCGCGCATGGCTTTTTGCAGATCTCCTGCGCTATCCTGAACCTGTTTGAATTTCTTATCGATTTCAACGTCGCGCTGTAGCTGATTAAGCTCGCGGAACTGCTTGATCGCTTTATCTAAGTCGGCAGTGAAGTCAATTGCCGATTTGTGACTGTCGCGGATTGCTTGTTCGTAGGAGTACCAGGCTGCGACACCACCAGTGATTACTGCCGTGGCGATCCCTATCGGGCCGCCGAGGAACGCCATTGCTGTACGTGCCACCGTTGCTGCGCCAGCAACTGAACGCAGGCCGGCTGCGAACGTGTACAGAGACCCGACAACACGGGCTGCACCGAACACCAAAGCTGCGGTAGCAAGCAGCTCCAGATTGCCGGCGAGCAGCTCAATACTCCCGGATATAGCGCTGATGGCGCCACTTGCCTGAGCGCGCGTTCCAACCAGTTCCATCATGGAGTTACGCAGAACCGTCCAAGATCCTGAAATCGTCTCGACTTCCTTTGCTTCCTTGCGCAGCTGTTCCAGAGCTTGTGGCAAGGCCCCGGCCATCACTTCAGCGGTAATTTTGCCCTGCTCAGCCAGTGACCGCAGTGAGCCAATCGGTACACCCATGCCGTCAGCCAGCGCTTTCATAAGGCGTGGGGCTGCCTCGTTAACCGCGTTGAATTCTTCGCCACGCAACACACCAGACGCAAACGCCTGGGAGAGCTGCAGCATGGCAGAGGCGGATTCAGACGCAGAGGCGCCGGACGCCTTCAGAGACAGACTGACCGTCTCAGTCAGATCCGAAACCTTCTGCTGGCTGATTCCCAGTTCCCGCGTGCCGTTCGCAATCCTGGCGTAAAGCACCCCTACAGAGCCAAGGTCAGTCTGCGCAGTTGAGGAAATTCGCTTAACTTCACCGTAGGCGGTCGCGTATTCGGTCGTGCTACGAGTAGCCAGTTTGAGCTGTGCCGTGAATTTCGTGTACCCATCCGCCATTTGGATGATTTCACGAAAACCCATCGTCGCGATGAAGCCTTTGACAGCCAGGCCTGCCGAGCTGAATGCTGATCCGGTTGCCCGGGTGCTGGCCGCAAGCTTGTCCTGGGCCGCCCGAGCGGCGCTCGATTTGCTTTGCGCTGCTTCGAGATTTCGAATGTACGGCTCAAGGGCGCCACCATCAGCGCCCCGGGCCTTTGCCAACTCCCGATAATAGGCGGCAGTGCCTTTGGCGCCGGCAGTGGTTGCTGCGGTAGCCCGCTCAATAGCACCGCGCAAGGAGTTGGTCTGGCGCTCCACTTTGGACAGCGCGCCACCCGATCCCATCTTGCTGAATCCAGCATTCGCGTCAGTGCCCGCCTTCTTGGCCGATTTGCCGAGTTTATCAATGGACTTTTCAACAGACGTAAGTTTGGCGCTGACGTCGGATACATCACCATCAATCCGAATCGAGCCGCTTGCGATCGTTTCTGCCATGTCAATCCTTTTTGTTAATCTCTGCCAATGCCGCCGTTTCAAGCGTCCTGATATCGGCTTCCATCTGCTCGTAATCCTCTGAATCCAGATTCATACGGTCCATCTTGTGAAACAGCACGTTGTAGTCCAGGCCTATGGGACCCATAGCACCAACCCGCCATTGCGTCCTGATCCGATAGAACAACTGGACCGGATCCAGAAAATCGGGCCAGACTTCAACTTCCCTGATCATGTCTTCAGGCCGCAGCCCCAAAGAAGCCAGATCGTCGGCATCAGGATCGGCTTCATATAAAGCCGCCCCTACTTTCCCAACGCGGCAGCCCGGAGTGCGCCTTGCTCATCGATATAGGTATCCACAATGGCCCGAGCGGCGCCGTGGTAGTTTTCAAGCAGCGTGGTTACGTTTTCGCGATTGAATTCGTCGGTAAGTTCCCAGCCGGTGACGGTATCCATCACCAGGTCGACATCGTCCTTGCCATCACCTTCAGTCATCGATTCCATGTAGGCCTTGAATTCCTTGCGAGTCCGATGTTTGTAGGTGAACCCGACCTTTTCCGGATCCGCCCCTGGAATCGGAATAGACGCCTGAGCTTTGAACGTAGGATTTGGAACAATTTTGAATTTGATGTTTGACATAGTTTCTCGCTACCGCCCACCCCGAGGCAGGCGGCATCAGGTGGGTTAAACGGCGTAGCGAACAGGCTCGGCCAGCAGTGACAGCGTGACTTCAACGGCCATGATTTCGTTCACAGTCAGAGACGGTGTTTTGTTCAGAGAAATGTAGGCGTTGTAAAGCAGCACGGCGCCTGATGGCAGAGTGATACGCAGCGCGCGCGGCAGGCGGTCATCATTGGCAGCAGAAGCCAGGATGTAGCCAGGCTGCAGCGGATCGTCAGCGACAGTGAAGGTCAGGCCTGCAGCTGATTTGAACGT